TGAAGTTGTAGACGATACAATAATTTATCCTCCAAAAGGAGTAGATTTTAATAAACTTTCTATAAACATGCATGTTGAGTTAAACGTTGATGGAATTATATCTAATCCATTTAATATTAAATCTTTACGTATTTCTTCTCAAGCACTAGGGCCATCGCCAAAAAGAATCGGTACCAGATTCGGTTCTGATATTATTCCATATCGTAAAACAGGAAAGTCGTTTGACTACAAGGGTGTGAGCCCATTTAGCATTTATAAAGGAAGCACTCCTTATCTTTATAACACATCAAATAGTGGAATAAGAATTAGAGACGATTATACGTCTTATGGTAATCGTGGATTGTCAATGCCAATTAATAAAAATGTTTCATCATTCTTTAAACTAAGTGCTTTACAAATAGCAATAAAGTATGACGAAACAATATTCTCCTCATCTGCTGTTCAAATTTTTGAGTTAGAGTATGCAGATGATATTATTAAGTTTTATTTAGTAGCTGATAGCGACAGTGCAAATCGCGGAAGAATCTTTGCTCTTAGTCAAACAACTGGCTCATTAAAGTCAGGAATTTCTTATTATCTAAATGGTCGTGTAGTTAGGTCTCCTATAATCTATTCTGGATCCTGGCTAATGCTAGGCATTGCTTTTGATGATCCGATTAGTTTTTCTAATTTTGCTGGGGCATTTAGAGTAACTAACCCACTCTTATTCAATAGCTTTTCATACTACCAAACTACAGAGGCAGATGAAGCTGCTCAGTACTCTTTCCGTAAGTGGTTTGCGGTAAGGTCAGAACCAGACAACCCACTTGATTGGGAATACTGGAAGACCCTTGAGGGTAGTTTTCCAGACCCAGAAGATCCTACACAAATGCTTCCATATAGGTGGAGTGAAGTTTTGTTCTTGACAGAGACTAATCCAGTTGTTTTAGATCCAGCAAAGATATATAAGCAATACACCGGTACCGACAGGGTAGTCATTGAGAGTGGGTCTGTATTCAGATTAAGTAATTATCAATATAGTACTTATAACCAGCTAAAGTGGAACAGGCAAACGCTAGATTCAGCATAGTATGGTATAATTGTGGTTATGAAACAACCAAAACCACGCTTTCCTGGTCAAGTCGGTGACACAAAGGTAAAGGTTATCGAAGAGAAATTTTCTAACTACGGAACCTATGTATGGCATAAGCCAAACGGAAAAGCCTTTACTGATGGTGAAGGTAATGCTTTATCTATTGAGGCTATGAATGGTGATGTATCTCGTGTTCAGGAATTACAAGCTGCCGCCAAATACTGGGGACAGCCAAACGGTACAGCAAAGTTTTATCCTAACATGAAAAAGATTTCTGAAGAAGAGCACAGTGAGCAGCTAGATAGAATGAAACAGGGATTACTTCCAAATATGAATGACCTTGGTGCTGTCATTGCTGCTAAGAATACACTTAACCAGTGGGGTGATGAAGAATAATGTCAGAATATATTGTTCACGCAAGTGTTCCAGAGTTTGAAAAAGAAGAAGATGTTTTTAAGAAACAAGACCCATTCATTAAAAGCTGGGACGATCTTAAAAACTTTTCAAGTCTAGATCTTAATTTTAAACGTCGTTCTACAAGGATGGCTAAGGCAATGCAGATGCCACCAACAGACCAGTACCTTTCAAATGCTAGGACATTCCAGTCTGGACAAGATGGGGCACGCTCTAAAGAAATTAATCCAGGAGATGTATTCCGTAATGGATATGGAATGTTTGATGTCATCACACCACCTTGGAACTTATACGAACTTGCAAACTACTATGACACATCCTTTGCTAACCACGCTGCCATTGATGCCAAGGTAGAAAATATTGTTGGTCTTGGATATGACTTCCACGTCTCACAAAGCACAATGCTACGTCTTGAAACAAATGAGAATCCAGAAGCGGTAAAGCGTGCTCGTAATCGTATTGAGCGTGCCAAGATTGAATTGCGTGAATGGATTGAAAGCCTAAACGATGATGAATCATTTACAGAAACCTTAAATAAATTTTATACAGATGTGCAAGCCACAGGAAATGGATACTTAGAAATTGGAAGAACGACTAAGGGAGAGATCGGTTACATTGGACATATCCCATCTACTACAATGCGGGTGCGCAGATTGCGTGACGGGTACGTACAGATAATTGGAAACAAAGTTGTCTACTTTAGAAACTTCGGGGCAAAGAACCAAAACCCTATCACAACCGATACACGACCAAATGAGATTATTCATTATAAAGAATACTCTCCGCTAAACACGTTCTATGGTGTTCCTGATATTATGTCTGCCGTGGCTTCTTTGCACGGAGATCAGCTAGCTTCGCAGTACAACATTGATTACTTTGGAAACAAAGGTGTGCCACGCTACATCGTAACTCTTAAGGGTGCTAAGCTGTCGTCTGACGCAGAGGATAAGATGTTCCGATTCTTGCAAACAAGTCTTAAAGGACAGTCCCACCGAACACTTTACATTCCTCTTCCTGGCGATACGGAAAACAATAAAGTAGAGTTTAAGATGGAGCCCATTGAGAATGGGGTACAGGAAGCATCGTTCAAGGAGTATCGTAAGCAGAACCGTGATGAGATTCTCATTGCCCACCAGGTACCGTTGTCTAAGATTGGTGGTGGAGACTCCTCCGCTATCGCCTCAGCTTTGGCACAAGATAGAACCTTTAAAGAACAGGTTGCACGTCCAGCACAGAAGAACATTGAAAAAATTCTTAACCGTGTTGTTAAAGAACGTACAGACATTCTTGAATTAAAGTTTAATGAACTAACCCTGACAGATGAGATTGCACAATCTCAAATTCTGGAACGGTATGTAAAGACTCAGGTCATGACACCTAACGAGGCACGCCAACAGCTTGGCTTGCCACAGAGACCAGATGGGGATGACCCATTTGAAATGTCCACTCGTCAGGCTACCGACATGAGGGCAAACACCGCTCAGAATAGAGCACGCGATGCAGAGAGAACAAACAATCAGTCCGATGGACCCGCCGCTATTACTGGGCGTAATCCTCAAGGTGAAGGCTCTGCTTCAGAATAATGTTGTTTTTTTAAACAATGTTATAAAAAGGTTATATAATGGAGTTAGTATGACTATTATCAAAGCCCATTGGGATACCGAAGGCGACTCAGTTCGCCTATCAATGCCGTTCGCAAAAGTCGATAAAGACAGGCGAATGGTTTCTGGTTTTGCTACGCTAGATAACGTAGACAAGCAAAATGATATTGTTACTACTGAAGCATCTCTAGATGCTTTTTCAAGATTTCGAGGGAACATCCGTGAGATGCACCAACCCTCTGCCGTAGGAAAAATGGTCTCATTCAAACAGGACAAGTACTTTGATCCAGAGACTAAAAAGTTTTATAGTGGTGTTTATGTTTCTGCATATGTTTCTAAGGGTGCTCAGGATACTTGGGAAAAGGTCCTAGATGGTACTTACACAGGTTTTTCAATTGGCGGTAAGATGTTAAAGTGGGATGATGCATACGACGAGAAGGTTGATACACAGATTCGTATTATTAAACAATATGATTTGGTAGAGCTTTCTCTTGTTGATTCCCCCGCAAATCAGTTTGCTAACATTATCTCAATTGAGAAGTTGGATGACAGCGATGTCCTTAAGGGCGACGGTGTTGCTGATTTAGAAAATGTGTTCTGGGATTCAGACTCTGGGCTGGTCATACTGTCTGATGATGAATCCGAGAATCACCCAGTGTCAGGTTCATCGATGCAGAACATTGGTTTTGTAGAAAAAACAGATGATGAAAAAACTGACATGATTAAGTTCTTAGTTGATAGTGCTAAAGGCATGAATCTTTCTAAGATGACAGAGGAGGTAAATCCTATGACCAAAACAACAAAAGAAATCACAGAGAAATCTGATGAGGTCGTTGAAGAGGTAGAGGTCGCTCCAGAGGCAGAGGCCGAAACTGAAGAAGTTGTGGAAGAGGAAGTCGCTGAAGAAGCAGCTCCCGTTGACCCCGCTGAAACTGAGGTTGAAGAGACTGAGGCTGAAGACGTTGACGCTGAAAAAGCTGACGTCATCGACGCTGAAGTTGAAAAGGCTGACGCTATCGAGGCAGAAGAAGGGGTCGCCAAGTCCGACGATGTAGCTGTTGCTAGCGCAGTAGCTGACATTAAGGATGTCCTCTCATCAGCCTTTAGCGATCTTGCAGAAACCGTTAAGTCTCTTCATGAGCAGGTTAATGCATTAAACAAGTCAATTACTGGTGTATCCGAAGAGTTGGCAGCTACTAAAAATGAAGTTGCTGAAGCTAAGGGCCATTTTGATGAATTTGGTAAGCGTGTCGATGCCGTTGAGCATGACACAGCTTTCCGCAAGTCTGGCGATCTAGGCGAGATCGTGCAGGAACAGCCAGAAATGGTTGAAAAATCCCTATGGGGCGGTCGTTTCCTCAAAAATGCCGACTTATTTAAATAAGACTAATAAATCACTTAGGAGGTGACAATATGTCGGAAGAGATTAAAAAGAATAATCCAGATAGTGCAGGAGACGATTCTGGGCGTTATAACGCTCAGGGTGCCTTTGCGTCTGGTGGTATTGGCGGAGTAACTGACCCTGGTGCAAGCACCTTGGGTAACATTCCTACCGCTGAATTTGGTGTAACGAGTGGTCCAAATGCCGTGAATCCTTCGGGTGATGCAGCAAGCGGTATTCTCCGTCCAGAGCAAGCACGTCGTTTTATTGACTATGTTTGGGATGGTACTGTTCTCGCCAAAGATGGTCGTCGCGTAACCATGCGTGCCAACACTATGGAACTTGAAAAGGTTAACGTAGGTGAGCGCGTTATTCGTGCGGCTTCTCAGGGTGTAGGTGACTACACCAACACAGGTGCAACCTTCTCCAAGGTGGAACTTACTACAAAGAAGATCCGTCTTGACTGGGAGGTCAGCGCAGAAGCACTCGAAGACAACGTCGAAGGTGCTGGTCTGGAAGACCACCTGGTTCGTTTGATGACAAACGCTTTT